GTGAGCACTTATCTTTTGCCGGATCGGTGGTTGGGTTATCACGCTCATCTGCAACCGGCGGGCCGTCATAATTACATCCGGTACCGCGATACTGCCACTGGCACACGTCGGCCAGAATGGTGCGGGCCGGGATAATGGCATTATCGCAGTCCACAGGCGTCGCCAGCTCGTACGTCACCTGCTCGAATGTCTCTTCGGTCATCCCCTCCACGACATAGCGCGAGACCGCCTCCATGGTCGGGTTTGCGTCCGGGTTGCCGTTAGGGAAGTTCACCGCGTCCAGGTATTTAACCGGCACCTGCCGGCGGGTGACCACGACGCCGTACAGATCATTAAAATCGTGGTTAATGCCATAAATCAGCCCGGAAATATTCGCGACCACCATCGTTGGCCGGGCGTAGGTTCCCTCGTTCTTATATTCGAACCCCTCCACGGCGATCGGGTATGCCGGGTAAGCGAGTCCGCGCCAGATAACATCGCCGAAATAACCGTTTGTGCCGGAATGGAAGCGGAGAACGTTGCCGCCGAATGGCTGCAGATCTACCTCAAAGAGATCGATAAATGCGCCTACTCCGGCGTCAACGCTTTCGATGATTAGCTCTGGTGGAATATCACGCACGGAAATCTCCCATAAAAAAAGCCACCCGTAGGTGGCTTATCGTGGTACCTGTTCAAATGTGGCCGTCAGTTCGTACAGCGGCCCGTTTTTAACCATGCCCCAGGAGCGACAGACAAACAGCGCCTGCGCCCCCGTATCGGATGGCGTCCAGTAGAATGACTCGACCGCCATACGCGCACGCAGGAAGGCCTCAGCGTCCTTTGCCACATTCGCCCTGCACGG